TATACTGTCTATCAATTTGTTCGGGTGGCTCTGGTAATCTAGGAGGTATGACAACTGACATTATCTTCTCCCATCTGGTCTAATGTTAACTCTAGGTGTACCAAGTTTCCATTTCATACCTGTTGCACTTGAGTCTACACGCAAAGCAAATGAACGTCCTCTTGCTCGTAAATCTATTTGATTGGTAAATAATTCTACAGGAGATGTAGCAGTTCTTGTTGCAGTGCCACTAGATGTGTTGCCATAGTCTTCACCAGGCTCATTTCTTGCTTTGATTGTGAAATTAGCCGCAGGTGTACTTTGATTAACAGAACCCTCAAATGTCAAGTCAGGTATGACTTTTTGAATTAAACTAAATTTATCACCATCACCTATATCCATTGGTGCTGACTCAATAAATGATGTCATGGCAGAACCATCATCATCATATCCTGTTTCATGGTTAAATAAATAAGATGAACTCGCTGCGATAGGAAATGTTCGGATTCCTCTATCAAGCCACGCTGTTCTGCTTAATGTTCCAAAATACCATATCTTTTGACCATAATTATATACAACATACTTATCTATATCGCCTGTGCCACCATTGTTAAGTGAGTTAGTCTCAGACGGATAAAACCATATAACTTCTGTATACTCAGAGTTAATTCCTGCAACAACTTTATCTGCTTGTTGACTATTAAAGTCTAAGAATACTTTATCTTTGACAGTGCATGGTAGGGTTTGTGTGCCACCAGCATATACATAGAAATTATCTTTACCCATCCAAAACACAAAATCTTGTGTTGCAACAGCGGCATGAGGACCCATAATAGTTATATTAGATGCTATTTGCTCTATACCATAGTACAATGGTGCACCTAAATATCTAAGTGTATGTAAAGAAATATCAGTAAAAACAAGTATTTCACGTTTTGTTTTTACAGCTTGTACGAACTCAGAACCAGAACCTATACTTAAAAAACCTGCACTGGTTGTTGCTGATACAGTATAAACAAGTGGATTGTCAAAAGATGAAAATCTTACTAACAGTGGGTCTTGTGTGGTTGTTGCATAAGTATTAGCACCAAAAGCAAATACATGACCTTGATCGCTAACAAGCACCTGTTTTGCTATAGTAGGAACATTTTCTGCACCAGATATTGTGCTAAGCTCTACTGCTCTTGTTGACAATCCGTTAGTCTTATCCCAACGATATACTGCACCATCTCTAGGATTTATTAGTAAATCTTCTCCAAAGTTGTCATGTGACCATGTTCGTATTTCACGAGTTGTGCCACTTACTGCTGCTATACCCCAACCAGTAAAGTCATCATCAGATGACGCATTGCCTACAGCTAATTGAACAATTGTGTTGTCTGCATGAGTGGCAGCAGTTGTACCACTTGCACCTCTTGTTGACGGGCCACCACCCGTTCCTAATGTATTACTGCTAATTGTGCCTACTGTTATAAGTTCTTCTTCTATTAATATTGTATCACCAGCAGTAATTCCTGTAGCACTATCAACATCAATAGCTGTCTCACTATCATCTAGTGCTTCTGCTAACTGTGTTGTCAAAGCACCTGCTGTTGTACCACCAAACAGTCCAGCACCCCAACCTGTACCACCAACCTGTGAGTCAAGACCAACAGTTATTTGATACTCGGCATCTGTTGCACTGCCACCATTACCAGTATCAGAAGAGTTAGCAGTTACACTCACTGTAATCACATAAGTATTTGCGTTAGTTACAGATACAATCTGATGCTCTGCATTGAGTATAGACGCTGTAACCAAGCCGCCTAAACTAACAGCATTGCTGAAAGTAACAAAGTCATTCTCTGCCGCACCATGATTAGTCTCTGTAACAGTGATATTAGCAGAACCATTTGTAGCTGCGAATGTCGTAGAGTTTGTGGTTGATGCACGAATTGGTGTTACGTCATTAAATGTACCACCCTCTTCTATATAATATTTAAGATGTGTGCCAACACCAAGAAAGTTTGATCCATCAAGTGCTAACCAATTATGTAAACGCCTTGCTGTACCTTCATAAGTATTGCTTGACATCTTTTCCCAACCACCAAACTTCTCTGGATAACCAAAGCGAAAACGTATCTTGTCACAGTCAACCCAACCACCTTCGTTGCTGTACTTTGT